CTAGACATTTGTACACAAACCGACGTTCATTCTGTGGATCAGATGTTTTCGCTAGACAATAAAAGTCATTGTACTGGCCATCGACCGTCATGTCATCTGCATCGTTCCACATTGACCAACGCTTACCAGACAACCAGTCGTATCTTTTGACGACTAAAGATACATCGCTAGGTTTAACTTGTTTGACGAAAAGATTGTTGGCCCGGATGGCGTTGTCATTGACTGTCGTAAGAGTTTCTATTGAAGAAACTCCAGTCAAATCGTCGGTTTGATTCCAGGGTTCAATCTTTCCTACAAAATAGTACAGATTGGAGCGACGTGTTTGTACGTCGCTCACCATTCGTGACGCGATATCAGTGTTGAAACCTGGACGAAGATTCATTTCAGTTTACGGTAGTAGCCCACGTGATGAACAGAATGTCATCAGCAGCTTTGTTTACGACAGGGAAAACAGTACGAGCGAACAATGTCGATACTGCACCGTCAATATTGAATTCACCTACTTCAGTCAATGCACCTGTACCTACACCAGCTGCAAAGTTTGCCGAATATATGAATACCGAGCCAGATTGTGGTGTGGTCAACACGGCAGGAACCGATGCGCCTGCGATTGGACTTCCCAATGAAGTCGTGGCTGAAGTTGTTGCAGCAGAACCAGTACCTAACGCAATGTGCGTGATGTTTCTTGTACTAGTCCCAACAAAACGTTCAGCCATCAGCTTTTTACCAGTCGCGACGACCATGTTCTTGAGGTGACGCTCATCTTTGACTGTGCCATCTCGCCCAATGAGCTTCATATTGATTGTACCTGTCACTTGTACGGAGTCATTAGTGTTCATATTACCTTTAAGCGATTGTTATTCTGATGTCGTTGACGGTGTATTTTTCCGATATGTAATCGTTTGCAAAATACATTCCCATATCTGTGGATGCTGTACCGTCAATTAAACTGACAGTATCTGTGATGTATTTATTTGTGCTAATATTATACGAATCGTTCAGATAAAGACTATCAGATAAAGGTTTCGTTAAGTCGAATGAAGGAATGCCATCGACAACATCAACAACATCTAAGAAGTCAAGCCTTGCGTTCGAGAATTCTCTGTTGATGTTGTATGTAGTCGCAATACGAGCAACCTTATTCAATTTAGAGAATCGTTTTAAACCTGCAGGATGTAATTCGGAAATTGCTTCTTTATACTCATTAGAATCAACTTCAGATTCAATTACATAAGAGAACAATTGATAGTAATAGCTATCATGAATCCTGATATTCTGGTTTGAAATTTTGCCTTTATCGCCAGCATGTACACCACGGCTCTTTGATATGAATTCAGGCGCGAGTGTGACAGATGCTCGCGCTGCCAACCATTCAGGCAAACCAGAATCATTATATGTCTGTGTCTGTAATGAACTTACCGCGAACCTACGATTACCAAAATACCCATTTGTAAATACAAGATAATCGCTAGCAAAATAATTAGAAGAACCGTTTGCTAGTTGTACAGAGAAACCTTCAGTAAAATCAGACGTGTCAATTTCGTCAAACAGATTTAAGTTATGCGTATATGTCGCATTACCGAAAATATCATACGATGCAGTTCTAAAACTATCAGTCGCTGTGCCGGCAGGTTTAGTTGCCAACAAATACGGAGAAACTAATGCAGACCTAGATGTGTTGTGCGGCCAACCATATTCAAGAATCTCTGCAGAAGTTATGCCACCAGATTCGTTAATAGTTTTTACTCTAGCTACAGTGTTTCTGTATAAAGAAGTATTCGATAACACACCTGGGGTGATATCGTCGTGTTTGATCGAAAATACTTGACCGACTTGCCAGTTAGATCCAGCGTCAACAATTTTCAAGCCGGTGTATGCCTGAAGCAGGTCTATCGAGTAAACGTATTGCCCAACGTTAACGTATAACCAGTTTGTGTGTTCGAACGGAGTGTATTCGCTATTCTTAAAAAAGTACCTGAAAACTTTATGGGTTGGGGACGCCTCGATCAGTTCAGTCGCACTGATGTTGATCGTGAACTCATTACCGGAACCAACGGCGACAACAAGTTTGAACGGTGCAACCGGTTCAGCTTCACCAGGAACTATAGTCCTAGATACAGTGATGAAGTTTGGCTGGGACCATTTACCATCAGAAGCGCGCAATACATTATCACCAGGGTAATGAATCGCGATTTCTTCCCCATACAATACACGGAAAAGCAGCCTATATGACTTTTCAGTACCCTTAGCTGCATATATGTCATTGAGCAGCTTGATTAACTGTGATTTGTTTAGCTTAGGTTTATTCGGGAATTTGTTAGCACGAATACTGTAAAACCTGTCGATGTATTCAGACAGCGACCGATCTAAGTCAAGATTAACGGCGTGATAATGAGTTATACCAACAGCGTTTTTTCTTTGTTCGATGTACGCGTAATAAAGACGCAGGAATTCTCCCAACAGTGGACCAGAACCACTGATGTAATCTGGTATTTGTCTTGAAAAAGAATTAGGCATTTGTCAATTCTATGTTGACGACGTTATTATCCATCAAGCCGATCTGTGAATCTACTGAATTCATGTCCATCGTGATTATTTGATTGCGTTTCACAGAGATATCGCGATCAACTGAATTCATTCTTATTGCAACAAATCTCGAAGAAGACATGTATTTGTATACGCTAAATGAGAGAGAAAAAACACCAAGTGTAGTATTGACTGAGCCTACGTCAGAAACCAAAGCACCTAGTTGATTGTATGTGCCAACTCGAATTACACGGTGGGTTTCTCCGTTATTCTGGAGTACGTTAATACTGGAATTTGGAATTTCCTTTATAGACACGACATGTTCAATTCCATTGTTTAACTCAATGAATTTGGTTGAACTTATTGAACTTGGGATGACGACATTATTAACGTTATGATGGAATGTAGTAAGAATGTTCTGAATAGGCGCAACGTTAAAGCCAATTCTTTTATCTATTTGCACAGACGAAAAACCGGAATCCGCATTAGCCAATTTACTAATAAGATCTGACTCAACATAATTGATGTTGTACGTCGAAATGTCACCAATATAATTCAAAATTGTGGTTTTAATTAGTGCAGCTGCTGCAGAATTTGACAGAACGGACTTCTTTGAATTGAATCTAAGCAGTGTTATAAATTCAATGAAAGTATATGCAGGATCGACGATTTCAGGACGAACAGTAACTAAATTGAACTTACGAAGCTCTGGTAAAATGTCAACGTTCTTCATCGTATCAGATATCGTCAACCCACTAACAGGTTGAACCGATACGAACACTTTCCCATATACAGGTGGGTAATTGTCCTCACCACCCCAAACTGACACGGATTTGATGTAGTTGAATTTATTACGTAGTACAAGCTCGTAGTCAGACGTACTAACGCTACGGTTCTTTGCGCTATTTGCAAGAACCGCGTTATATCTAATACTCTTCAATGGTTCTTTGTCAGATCCACCGAATGAAACTTGTCGAGTGACGATTGATGCTTGTAAATCTGAGAACGAACCTGTCGTAATGCCAGACATAGTAAAATACCTGCATCCATCCGCTGAACTATCGCCTGAAGACACGATATAGAAAAGATCTACGGCATTCCCATTTACGGCTTTCTTACCAACGATATCCTCTCCAAAATAAATCTGGAAATACCCATCATAAGATTCCTGTATGTAATATACAAGATCGGTTGGAGTAATAACGTTGCTAGTATCAGCGAAATTCCAAATATCTCCAACCAATGACGTATTAGATTGACGCACAGATACTTTAAGAGTACTGATATCAACATTTTTGTTCGGTATAGTGATTATGAAAGTGTCGGTCTGATTGTTTGATGGAGACACAACTATAGATTGCTTCACCGGTTTACCTGCAACAATCTTCAACCCAGGAAAGCTGTAAGTCTCCATCGTTGAAGACACCACACGGCTAGCAGTTACATCCTCTGGTGTAACGAACGTGAAAGATGAACCAGTACTGTTCGTTGAAGTAAACTCTATCGAGGATCCACGTTCAATGACCAATGGTAGAGTGTTTGTTGATACTGGCCGCGACAGCGTAAGATCGATCATCGCCGTACTACAGACAGCAGACCGCGGGACGTAGCCCATCTCTTTAGCACGTGAAACCACCGAACTCCGTTTCTGTGCAGTATCAAGGAATGACTCATTATGAATCATACTCCCATAGAAAGCGTTCGTATGAGTATTATACGCCAACAAGTCAATGACTGCATTTAACGCAGACCCTTCAAAACTGTAATCAGTAAATGTCTGATCCGTTTTGATGTAGTCTACGATCTGTCGCTTCAGGTTATCGAAGTCTAATTCTGTTGCTGGTATCATCGTAATCTATCTACCAAAAGGTTAACATTGAAGGGTTCCAATGTATTTATTATCTCCCCAACAATTTCACAATTCAAATGATGCGGAGATGGATGTGTTATGTTGACTGACGTAATTATTAACCGTGGTTCATACGTGGTAAGATAACTAATGACATCTTTTTCTAGTAATGCAGATGATGCGACTGTATTGAGTTCAAACAAGTAATCATAGATAGGACTATAGATCTCAGGATGAAACGGTTTATCGCCCTTTCTAATACGCAAAAGGTTCAATATCGACTGACGAACAGAATTAGCACGACGCTTGATCGTCAAATTACCGTTGGCGGGGTGTTTCGCAAATGAATTGTCAATGTCAACATAATCACGAGTTGGTTTAAAAAGCTCAATCATCTCATTGCTCCAGTTTCTTCAGTCCAGATCCTACATTCGAATGGTTCATGTACGTAAACACAGATTTAGAATTTCCAGACTGTTTAAACGTGACATGTATCCACGGCATGCCAGTTCCAGTAGTTTTATATTCAAGCAACAGTTTATCGAAAGCAACATTATCGCGGATCCAAATTGCGATGTCATAATAATCGCCCTTCGAATATCCAGGGAACTGTATATCAGCTGCTTGGCCTAGCGTGTGTTGAGAAGAACCAGAACCAGTTCTGAATCCAGATGTAACCATCATCTTGGGGTATTGCTCTTTGATTTTATCAAGCGTATTCTCTGCAAGAGATTTCAAATTACATGCTATCTGCGTTGCAGTCAATCCGTTATTGTCAACGATTTTGTAATTACTGACTGCAGTGTTTGACGATAACATACCTAGAGTGAAGTATTTACTAATCTGCGTAGAATCAGATATCGTCTTATTGAAAATTTCGCATGACGATGGAATCAATTCTTTGTCCTTCACTTCTGTGTTGTCTTCAGTTA